CGGATCAAGGGGCGACGTGCCGGTGCTGATGATCAACAGCGACCGCGCCAAGGACGCCGCCCATGACGACCTGAGCCGCGACACCCCCGGCCCGGGCTATGTCCACCTGCCGACCTGGCTGAGTAAGGCGCACCTGGCGGAGCTGCAAACCGAGGCCCGCGACGCCAAGGGCCACTGGGCCCCGGCCCGAGGGCGGCGCAATGAGACCTGGGACTTGCTGATCTATTGCGACGCCCTCTGGCATCACCTCGGCGCCGAGCGCATCCACTGGGAGCGCCCGCCGGTGTGGGCGGCGGAGATGGGGCGCAACAGCGAGGTGATCAGTGCTGATCAACGGCGGGAATTGAGGGCGGCGCCGCGAGCCAGGCGCCAGGACGTCAAGTCTCAGGACATCGCCCCCAGCGACTGGCTGCTGTGATGACAGCGGCGGAGGTCTCAAGTGGCGATGGCGATGCGATCCTGGCGGTCATCGTCGCCGCCGCCACCACCGCCGCCACCGCCGAGGGGCTGGATCATCGCGCTGCCCATCGCCTCGCCGCCGCCATCACCGACCGCCTGCGCCGTGAGCTTGGCACCTTGCGCGTCTACATCCCCGCCCCCAGCCGCGCCGCCCGCGACCGCGCCATCCTCGCCGGCCTGGCCAATGGCGACAGCCGCCAGGCCATCGCCAACCGGGTCGGGGTGCATGTCACGACCGTGGACCGGGTGGCACGCCGGCATCAGCGTCCCCCGCAGCGGCATGGGTTTGGGCCGGCGGAGTGGTCTCTGTAGTGAGCGCCTTGCGACGATATTTCTTGCCGCGCGCGTAGGCGTCCGCCTGGCGACAGCGGTTCGAGCAGAACCGCGCCCGGCTATCCTTGGCCGTGAAGGTCGCGCCGCAATGGGCGCAGACCACCAGGCGATCTTTGCGGAGGGCGGCGAGGGTTGCGCCGGGGGAGGTCATGCTGCCACCTCGGCCAGCTTGCTAAGTTTGTCCAGGGCTCCGTCCAGCATTTCATTCATCGTCGTGTGCCGGTTATCGAGCGCCCAGTAGATATTGCCATCGTCACGGTAGCCCATCAGGCGCATGGCCAGCCAGCATACCGCCACCTGCTGGAGACGGCGGGCCATCCAGTAATCCATCTGATGGCTTTCTTGTACGGTCCCGTCCAGATCGTTGACGTTGTACGGGGTGACAAGTACCCATCCAGAACCAGCACGATACATGCGGACGTGGGCTTTGGCGGTCTTTAAGGCTTCGGTTTTGTTCACGATTGCTCTCCTCAAGGGCCATCCGTGGCCGTGGTTGGTGGGGCTAGATGGCGACCTGGCAGATCACGCTTTTGAGGTAGTTGCGCAGTTCGTCCTTGTACATGGCCATGTTGATGGCGGCGGCTTCGGACATTTTGCCGATCTCTGCAACCTTGGCGATGGTGGCCGGCAGGGCGATGGCTTGCTTGGGGGTCAGGTCCATGCGGATGGCCAGAATGGTCAGGGCGGTGGTGTTGAAGTTCATTGGAAGCCTCCGGTTGGTTGGTTTGGTTAGTTGCCTTGCTTGATTGTTAGTCTACACCATAACGCTACTGTGTCAAGCCGCTAACCAAAGTTTTTTGCACTTTTTTTCGCCTTCCGCCGCTCCCGCCCCACACGCATTTTCTGCCTAGTTTTGCTTGCGGCTCCGGTGCCAAGCTACCAGCATGGCCCTGACCCAAACCGACCTCGACGCCCTCGATACCGCCATCGCCTCCAGTGAACTGACCGTGCGGCTGGCGGATCGCCTCGTCACCTACCGCTCCATCCCCGAGCTGATCCAGGCCCGCGCCCACGTCGCCAAGGTCGTCAGCGGCCAGCCCAGCGGTTCCACCAGCACCCGCATCGCGCCACGCTATCAACAGGCGGTCTTCGATGACTGACCGCCGCCCCGCCCCCGGTCTGAACCTGATCGACCGCGCCATCGCCGTCTTCGCCCCCGAGCGCGCCCTGCGCCGCACCCAGGCCCGCCGCGCCCTGGCCTATTACGAGGCTGCCCGCCCCGATCGCCAGCGCAAGGCCCGCCGCGAATACGGCTCTGCATCCAACGCCGTGCGCACCGCCGGCACGAGCATCCGCGAACAGGCCCGCCACCTGGAGCAGAACCACGACCTGGCCCGCGCCGTGTTGCGCGTCCTGGTCAACTCCACCGTCGGCTCCGCCGGCATCCAGGTCGAGCCCACCCCGCTCCGCGCCGATGGCAGCGTGGACGAGGCCCTGGCACAGGCCATGCTCGAAGTCTGGGACGAATGGGGCGAGGCCCCGGAAGTCACCCGCCAACTGTCCTGGCCCAAGTGCCAGCGCCTGCTAGCCCGCACCAAGTTCCGCGATGGCGAGGCCCTGGCCCGGATCATCGGCGCCAACATGCCCATCCGCCACGCCACCGACATCCCCCTGAGCCTGGAGCTCCTGGAGCCCGACTTCCTGCCCCTGGGCCACGACACCGAGTACCAGGGGCGCAAGGTCAAGGACGGCATCGAGCTCAACGGCTGGGGGCAGCCCATCGCCTTCTGGCTCTACCGCGGACACCCCGGCGAGTATGACGGCAGCCTCATCCCCTGGTCCCAGCTTAGCCGCATCGACGCTAGCGACATCCTGCACCTGGTGCAACGCGACCGCCTGCACCAGCGCCGCGGCATGTCCGAGTTCGCCGCGGTCATCGAGCGCTTCGACCACCTCAAGGATTACGAGACCTCCGAGACCATCGCCGCGAAGGTCGCCGCCAGCATGGGCGCGGCGATCAAGAAGGGCACGCCTGACCTGTACCAGGACGAAACCGGCAGCGATGGCGAAATCACCCCGCGCGACCTCAAGTTCCGCCCGGGCATGATCTTCGACGACCTGCTGCCGGGTGAGTCGATCGAGATGATCGGCAACAACGGCCGCCCCAACGCGCAACTCATCGACTTCCGCAACAGCCTGCTCAAGGCCGCCACCTCCGGCATGGGCGCCTCCTACTCCGCCGTGTCGCGCGTCTACGACGGCAACTACTCCGCCCGCCGTCAGGAGCTGGTCGACGTGTGGGTCGATTACGCCGTCCTCTCCCAGGACCTGGCCGCCGAACTGGTGCGCCCGGTCTATCGTCGCGTCATGACCGCCGCCCTGGCGGTGGGTCGACTGCGCCTGCCCGCGGACATGCCCGCGCGCCGCGCCCTGCAAGCCATGTACGTCCTGCCCTCCATGCCGTGGATCGACCCGGCCAAGGAGGCCGGCGCCTGGCAGACCCTGATTCAGCAGGGCCTGGCCTCCGGCCCGGAGATCGTGCGCAAGCGCGGCCGCAGCCCGGCGGACATCCTGCGCGAAGAGGTCCTGTGGCGCGAGCAATGGCGCGCCGCCGGCGAGCCCCTGCCCACCGGCCAGGCCGCCCCCGTCGCCCCGCCCGCCCCGGCGCCCAGGGACCCGGACGACCCTGACGAGCAGGAACCGCCGGACGAGGGCGACGACACCGACGACACCGACACCGATGACGCCCAGGCCCATGCGCGCGGCGTCTCAGCCCAGGGGAGACCCAAGCTCCATGTCCTCTAGCCCCGCCACGCCCGCCCCGGGCGCACTCACCCGCCCGCCCCCGATCGCCGCGCGCGCCGCCACCGACCCGGCCCTCCCCGCCGGCCCCTGGTGGCAGATCAAGGCCCTCGCCACCCCGGAAGGCCAGCCCAGCGCCGCCGAGATCCTCATCTATGGCGACATCGGCGAAAGCTGGGACGGCGAATCGGTCACCGCCGCCGCCTTCCTCCGTGCCCTCGACCGCCTGGACGCCGAAGAGCTGACGGTGCGCATCAACAGCTACGGCGGCTCGGTCAGTGACGGCCTGGCGATCCACAACGCCCTGCAACGCAAGCGCAAGGACGCCCTGGTGACCATCGCCGTGGACGGGGTGGCCGCCTCCTCCGCGTCCATGATCGCCATGGCCGGCGATACCGTCGCCCTGGCCGCCAACGCCCTGCTGATGATCCACGCCCCCTGGGGCATGGCCGTCGGCAATGCCGTGGACATGCGCGACATGGCCGCCACCCTCGACCGCTACGCCCAGGCCATGGCCCACGCCTACGCCCGCAACGGCTTCAGCGCCGCCGACGCCCTGCCTTTGCTGCAAGACGGCCAGGACCACTGGTACACCGCGGAAGAGGCCAAGGCCCTGGGGCTGATCGACCGCATCGACGCCGCCGCTCCCGTCGCCGCCCAGGTCCCCGCGCGCTACCGCCCCGGGGCACGGCACCGCTTCACGTCCGACCCATCCGCGCCCCAAGGCGCATCACTCCAGGAGTCTCCCATGACTGACACCGTCATGCCCTCCGCGCCCACCGTCGCGGAGATCACCGCCACCGCCGCCCGGGAGGCCCGCGCCGCCCTGGCCGAGCGCAATGGCCAACTCAAGGCCCGTTACGACGCCTTCCT